GATCTTTCTAGTAATCCGATGCTTGGATTCATCACCAACTTAAGAGTGGTAAAAGGCACAGGAGTATATACCGCTGCATTTACTCCAGCAGGGCCTTTATATCCAATAACAAACACAAGTTTCTTGTTGAATGTAACCAGCAGTGCAAGTCTTGTGCTAGATAGTAGTTTGAACAATTTCACAGTGACAAATAGTGGCGCCACGTTTGCTGCCAGTCGCCCATCAACTGGAATTCTTCTTCCTCAACAAAGAGTCACATCAAGTGGAACAATGGAGGTGACAGATCAAATTGATGAAGTGACCCTTGCAGCAGGTTCACTTTTTTTCAATGGTACCAGTCAGTATTTGTCCTTGCCCGGCAGTGCATCTAGCTCACAATTCAACGTGGGCACAGGTGCCTGGACCATAGAATGCTGGTTGAATTTTTCTTCAGTTACATCCACAGAAAATGATATTTTTGAATCGCAGACAACAAATACTCCTAGAATTTTAAAACGTGGTACATCGGCTGGTTTGAGTTTTGACTATTATGCAGGAGCGTTGGCAAGCCAATTGTTTATTGCAGATGCCAGTATAGTTGTTGGCCGTTGGTATCATATTGCTGTGGCAAGATCTGCTGCTGTGTTAAGAGGATTCGTAAATGGTGTACAGGTATTTTCTGTAGCAGATACTACCACAGGAGCAACACCAACTGCGGTATATACTGTAGGAGGAAGAAACGCCGGTTCACTATATTTTCCAGGATATATATCAAACTTTAGATTTGTAAACGGCACTGCGTTATACACCAATCCATTTACTCCACCTCAGTCGATACTACCTGCTGTTGCAAACACATCGTTGTTGTTAAACATGGCAACAAGTACCAACAGGACAACTGACAGTAGTAGCAATAACTTCACAGTAACCAACAACGGCACAGTTCAATGGTCAGGCTCCAGTCCGTACAATCAAACCAACACAATGCCGGCTGCAACAACAACACCGGGTAGTGTGCTGTTCAATGGAACTACACAGTATTTTAGTTTGACACCAACTTTTAGTTTAGCAACATCAACCACACCATTCACCTTAGAGGCATGGGTATATTTCACAGCATTCACTGGCGTGGCGATTGTATCAACAGCATTTGGTGGCGGCGGAGCCATTCCTTTTGTTATGGGAATGGGTACTGGTGGCGGCATTGCCGCCGGCGCCACTCCGTGGTTTGGGTTTTATAATGGTTCAGCTTGGGTCACTGCTGTTCAATCTGCCACTTCTCTTGTTACCAATACTTGGTATCATTTGGCTTGTGTGTATACAGGTGCTGCGGCTACCATATATGCCAATGGAACCAGTATTGGAACAGCAGCAACAGCAGCGTGGCAAACAACCGGGCAAGCAGGTTTTTATGTAGGTCGTAGATGGGATACTTCTTCTTCAGTATATTATGCCGGGTACATTAGTAATTTTAGATTTGTAAATGGTACTGCTGTTTACACCGCAGCATTCTCTCCACCAATGTCACCATTAACTGCCATTGCAAACACAGTGGTATTATTAAATACAGCCTCTAGTGGCACTTTGACAACTGACAGCAGTAGCAATAACTACACAGTGACTAACAATGGCACAGCTACGTATAGTTCACTGTCTCCATTCACTCCTGGGCCCAATCTCAATGGTGCAGGTAGTGTATTATTTAATGGTACCAGTCAGTATTTGAGCGTGGCAAGCAATGCAGCATTTGCATTGGGTACAGGCAATTTCACCATTGAATGTTGGTTCTATTCTAGTAGTATTGGCAGTACACAAGGAATATATGATACACGTACACCAACAGATACTGCAAATGCAGGATATGATTTATTTCTAATAACTAGTAAACTTAGTTTTGGTACTGCTGGTACTACTTATATTACCGGTGTTACAACTTTATCTTCAAATACATGGTATCATGTAGCAGTCACTAGGTCTAGTACCACTGTAATACAAATGTTTTTAAACGGAGTACAAGAAGGTTCTACATATACCGCAAGTGTTACACAAAATTTTACAAACAACACACCAAGAATTGGCCTCAGCGCAAATGGATACTTCAATGGATACATCACCAACCTTCGTGTTATCAAGGGTACAGCCTTGTATACTTCTACTTTCGATGTACCAACAAAACCATTGACTACTATTGGTGGTACATCATTGCTGATGAATACATCTGCAGGTGGTAGAATATTTGATATCAGTTTAAATAATTATGCAATCACCAACAATGCCACAGCAACATACAGCAACACAGTGACACCGTTTCCTGGTGTACCGTCTTTGAGACAAACCAACGCCGGCACATTGCAGGCCAGTTCAGAGTTTGACGAAGTCAGTTTACCTGCAGGTGCTGTTGCGTTTGATGGTTCAAGTCAGTATTTGACCGTGCCCAGTAATGCTGCATTTGTTTTTGGAACAGGTGATTTCACCATTGAAGCCTGGGTATATTTGGCAGGTGGAACTTCGGGCACTATTTTTGATAATAGAACAGGCATATCATCAACTCAACCAGTATTTTATTTTTCAAGTGCCACAGTCATGGCATATTATATTGCAGGTACAAATTTTATCACCAGTGGGTCATTTACATTTTTAAATCAATGGGTGCATGTGGCATTGTGCAGAGCGTCTGGTAGCACAAGAATGTTTTTTAACGGAGTTCAAACCGGTAGTACTTATGCAGACACTACTAATTATAGTGCCAGTGGAACAGTTGGCGTTGGTGCTGCTGGCTACTCTGCTGCTAATAAGTTAAATGGTTATATTAGTAATTTACGAGTGATTAACGGTACAGCACTATACACCGTACCATTCACTCCACCACAGACAGTGTTGCCGTCGGTTACTAATACATCGTTGTTGTTGAATGTGATAAACTCCACAGACTTTATCAAAGATTCAAGCCCGAATAACTTTACCGTGACCAATACCGGTACTGCTATATGGACTCCTCAAGGACCGTACAATCAAATTCCAGCAGGCGCTATTGCTTTTACTGTAAAAACTCAATTTGTAAGCACGCCGACCACAGCATCTCTTACCACATTCACTGGTGATTTTACATTTGAATGCTGGGTGTATCCAACGGATGTCACACTCACCTCTACCTGGGGCATTTGGGATTCAAGACAATCCGGCGGCACAGCAAATGCAATGATTTTTACGTTAAATCCTTTAGCATCACCAGTCACAGGGTCATGGAGAATGGCTTATTTCAATGGGTCAGTAGTCAATGGTACCAGCACAGTCTTTGCCAATCAATGGACGCATGTGGCTTGGGTACGTAGTGGTACAACAATGACTTTTTATGTGAATGGTGTTGCAGGTGGAACAGCAACTGTTTCTGGAACACAAACTGCTTCGGCAACAACCAATCCCGTATATCTTGGGTCCAAAGATGGCGCAGTGGGTGGGTATGGAACAGTTGGCTCTATAAGCAATTTTAGAATTGTTAACGGCACAGCAGTTTATACCTCTAACTTTACGGTGCCAACTGTACCATTAACAGCAATCGCCAACACTGCATTACTACTGACTGTTTCAAACAGCTACAATTTTATCAAAGATTCCAGTGCAAATAATTATACAATGACCAACAGCGGTACAACATGGACTGGATCTGGCCCATTTAATCCGTAACAAATATAGATAATAAATACACGTATGGCAAAACTCACGTCAGGCACAAGAATTTACGGCAACGTTATAATAGACACGTTTATTAGCGCCGCGGGTAACATCACAGCCGCCGGTGCTAATGCTGATATTGGAACAACCACAGCCAATGCTACATTCAACATTGGCGCAGGTGTTACTACAGCAGGCAACACAAAAAACATCAACATTGGTACAGCAGGTGCGGCCAGTTCAAACACCATCATAATCATTGGTACTGCACTGGGTACAGGTAATGTCACATTCCCTGCCAATACCAGGGTGGTGATGTCAAATACTAGTAGTACAGCATTAACGGTTAGTGGGGGTATTCGTTCGTCCAATGCCACTGCAGGTGTGGGATATAGCACCGGTGCTGGATTAACAGTGACTCAACTTACCAACAGAGCCACTGGTGTGACTATCAACGCAGTTACAGGTACTATTACATTATTCAGTGTTGCTGGAAATACAACCCCAACTACATTTACAATGACAAACAGTACAGTGGCAGCAACTGATGTGATCATATTAAATCAAAAATCTGGTACTAATATCTATCACTTAACAGTATCAAACGTAGTTGCAGGAAGTGCAGGCATAACTGTATGGACTACAGGCGGCGTGACTGCTGAAGCACCAATAATTAATTTTGCAGTAATTAAAGGAGTTACTGCGTAATCTGTCAGAGATTAGACAATTCCATAGCAGTTAGTTTTTGTTGCACCGCTTGTAAATTCACTGTGTTCCACAAGCCAGGATGCAATGGTCTAGGCCAGTGTCCGGATGTGATCCAAGCATATCCCCAGTGCTCATAGTTAAGGTCCGGCACAAATTCATAGTCAACTCTGCACCAAAAAGTATGATATTCAAACATGCCATCGGGCGAAGTGAATTTTTCAATGGGCACAAGTTTTTGGCACTCTGGCATGCTGCCCAGTTCTTCTGTGCATTCTCTTTCCACAGACTCTAACAAGTTTTCTCCAGGCTCGGCCTTGCCACCAGCCAGCCCCCAAGTGTTGGGATACTTTGAATCGTTTCTCAGTAGATACAGATAACGTTGAGTCCTGGTACAGTAGAACCACACACCCACTGCTTTTATAATATCAAATTCCACGAGCCTCCCGCATACAATCCGTCAATACTTTTCACCCACTCGTTGCTAGTCCACTTGTACTGTATGCCAGTGGTAAGATTGGTCACATACTGCACATCAGCTAGATTTTGACTGTCAAACACCACAACCCATCGTGTGCCGTTGTACTCAATAATGTCATTGGCATTGGCCAATAAGGGTTGTCCGCTGGTACCTTGCCAGGCCAAGGGGTTTTGCATGTTGTTGGTGTTGCCTGTGCCTTGTGTGAGCAGGTATCTTTGCCCAGTTAGACTTGAATCCAAGCCATCACTAGGTGCTGACGTCTGTGGATTGATAACAGAATCTATGGGGTCCAAGGTATTCTGTGGTGTGGTATCAGGGTCCACGTTAAAAATAATCAATCGATCGTCAGCAGGGTTTATGGATATTGTGCCCACAATTGAACTGTCTGGATCCCAAGGATTGTCTAGCGTGATATAACTGATTCCGGGACGCAACACACCATACGCCTCAATCACAGTGGGCCAGGTGATCTGTACAGTTTCGACCACAGGAAATGTAAACGGCGCCAGACTGGTGTTGGGCTGGCTGATCACAGCATAAGGTTGTAGTATTTGAAGTTGTCCGTCCATCAGCAACACTTGATATCTAAATGGGGTGACTTTGAGTCTAGTGCCCAACAACAAATCATTGTCCAATACTGCATTACTGGCATCACCATTAGAGTCGTAAATTGATGCAATAATACGTTCCACCACACCCAATTTTTTAACTTTGGCCGGAGACGAAATCCAAATTGGAATGTTAAATGTCAGTGTCATGATGTCAATAGGATTTTCTGTACCCATTGGTATCTGACGAGATGACCACTGCACACGTTCCAATTCTACTACACTTAATGAAGTCCAGTCAATATAGTTGTCGGAGCTTTGTATTTCTAGTGCTGGATTGAACAGTGTGGCAATTTGTTCAAACAACTGCATTTTTTGATTGGTGTTTGATGTCCAGATGTCCAAGTTAATGGTCATCTTGTATGGCACAGGCATCAGTCTTTCGATAGTAAATGCATTGCCTTGTGTGGTTTCGTATGTGTCTGTGGCTTGATCATATGTGCGTTGACGCACCTGCATCTTGTTCACATGGTAAGGCTCTTGCATTCTTGGACGATCATAATCCAGCCCTGCAATGTAAAATGTCATGAGTGGCGTGCTTGGCAAGGAGTTTGCGGAGTTCTGCTGTATAATAGTTTGTGCTTGCCGTGTGGCATCACCATAGCGTACTGGCACACGAATCAGGTCTCTAGTGCCTTGTTCATTGCGTCCGTA